AAAATATAACCTTTATATAAATGAACTTACGTATGAACGTAATACTTATTTAAAATGGTTAGAAGGACATAAAAAAGGACCTTTACCTTTAAAACTTCAAACTACAGGTTTTCTTTTACAAGAAGATTTATTTGATTTAGAACAAGAAGATGGAAGTAAAATTTTAATAACAGAATATGCCTAATTTACCAATATCAGGATTACCTCAAGCTAATGCTCTAACAGGTTCAGAATTATTTGCCACTGTTCAGGATGGTGTAACTAAATACACTACTGTAAATGATATCACAGGCTCAGTTAATGGAATTGGAGGTGGTGGATTTGGATGGGCTCGTTATGATGATACCGTTTACACAACATCTTCATTTCTTATAGTAAGTGGTAGTACATCTACCGTATTACCCAACAATGCTGGTAATATTATTGATAATTATATGAATTCATCCGTTGCTTTTTATAATAGTGGATCACAAAAAGTACAAATGGCTACTGAAGGTGATGTTTATTCTATGGTAGTAGTATTTAACGCTAAAGCACCTAATGCTAACCAAACTCATATTGATATTTCATTATCATCAACTGGTGCTACCCCCTATGATAGAGTTTCTAAAAGTATAAATTTTGCTAAAGGTAATGATATTTGGGAAAATTTCTATGAAAGCTTCCATTTTTACTCAGATACTGATTTTGTAACAAATGGTAACCAATGGACAATTTCTGCTGACGGGGGTGATATCCATATCGCTAATATTATTTATTTTATACAAAAAACATTTGGTGCTTAATGAAACCATATAAAGATAGTTCTAACATAAGAGTTTTTCCTAAAAGTGTTAATAAATTAGAATTAGTTTGGCATCAAGATGCTGAAGATAGAGACATTGAAGTTTTAGAAGGAGAAGGATGGCAGGTTCAATTTGACAACGAACTCCCCTTTGAAATTAAAAAAGGTGATCGTATATTTATAGCAGAAGGTAGAATACACCGAATATTAAAAGGTACAACTAATTTAAAAATAAGAATAAATGAGAATACCTCAAGTAATAATAAACAATGATGGGTACACTAAAGATGATGTCCCCCATCTTCAAGAACTTCATTCTAAAGTTAAAGAATGGCAACCACAAACTCACCAACCTTCAATTTTAAAAGAAGTTAAAGAAGCAAAAAATATATATGGTGTTATAAGTAGAGGGAAAAAAATTAAAGGGTATTTTGATAAAATGCAAAATAATATAGGTGATGACGAAGTAGCAGCTTCCGAAGATGTAGACACAGTCACTGAAGTAGCTAGTGATTTAGCTGAAACAGGGGAAGTATTAGAAGATTTAATACCACTTTTATTATTATAAAATAAAACATATAGACTGATTCATAGCCAGTCGATTTAAAATAAAAAATTATGGAGCTGTGGCCCAATCATTTGATTGGGCCATTTTTTGTTCGTATATTAACGTGTTAAAATTAAATTAAATGTCTAAAAACGTAGTAATTGTAGGTGCAGGAGTAGCAGGTATAAACGCCGCTACTAAATTAGTTGATAACAATTTTAATGGTAAAATTACCATTATTGATATGGGTAAAGACCCATATTTAAGACCTTATAGTGAAGTAATGACTGGATTTTTAGGAGCAGGTGGTTGGAGTGATGGTAAATTAACTTACCATACTGCCATTGGTGGTCATTTATCTAAGTATACTGGTGAAGAAAAGGCAATGGAGTTGATGGATCAAGTAATCGAAAATTTTAAACGATTCCACCCTAAACCAGAAGAAGTACAATGCTCAAATCCTGTAGCAGAACCAGATTTTATTAAACCATATTTTGGGTTAAGATTATTCCCAGTATGGCACGTTGGTACTGACTATTTACATGAAATAGGTAAAAATTGGTATGACTTTTTAGTTGACAATGGTGTAGAATTTCACTGGGAAACTAAAGTAGAAGATATTGACTTTGATAAACAAATTGCCTATACTGATAGTTTTACAATTGATTATGATACACTTATTTTTGGTGTAGGCAAATCAGGTATTGATTTTGGTAAACAATTAGCCGAAAAATATGATTTACCTACTGAACCTAAACCAGTTCAAATTGGTGTACGTTTTGAAGCACCCCAGAAACATTTCCAAAAATTAATTGATGTTTCTTATGATTTTAAATTATATAGAAAATTTGAAGATAAAGGAGTATCATTAAGATCATTCTGTACTAATAATAATGCTGCTTATGTTGCTGTAGAAGAAACATATGGAGATCATAGTTACAATGGTCACGCTAAAAAAGATGAAAAATACAGAAATGATATGACCAATTTTGGTATTTTAATGGAAGTTAGAGGCATTGAAAAACCATTTGATTGGTCTAGAGATGTAGTTAAAAAATTACAAAAAGATGGAACTGGATTATATTATAGTCCTTCCAGAGAACCATCTAAAACATCTGAAGGTGTAGAAGTATCAGCTATTAAAGTAGATACATTACATAAAATATCTAAGGCAATACAACCCTATTTTATGTATGTGTATGATTTTATTGAAGATATGAAGAAAGTATTTCCAACACTTAAAGATGATTGGGGTATTTATGTACCTGAAGTAAAATATCTATCACCTGAGCCACTTGTTGATTATTCTGATTTATCCTTAACTAAATATCCTAATGTTCATTTTGTTGGGGATGCTCTTTCTGCTAGAGGAATAACAGTAAGTGGAGCACAAGGTACTTTAGTTGCTGAAAAAATATTGGAGGGGTAAAAAACACTTCATATATTAACGAATAAATTATAAAATATGAATATAGAAAACGGTCAAACCTATCCAAAATCAAGAAAATTAAAAAAAGCAGATGGTACTATAGCTTATGTATGGGATGATAAATTACATAATTGGGAAGGACCAGCATTAATCCCAGAGGGAAATACAAGAAAATCAGAATATTATCTTTATGGATTTCAAAAAACCATAGAAGAATGGAAAGAAGCTAGAAAGCAAAGAGAAGGTTTACCTTATTATAAAAACCAATCAATGAAAGCTAAATTAGATAATCATAGAAATTAAATTATGAAAATAGGTTTATGTGGTACAATGTCAGTAGGTAAAACTACTTTAGTTAATGCTTTAAAAGAAGTTGAACAATTTAAAGATTATACTTTTGCTACGGAACGTAGTAAATATTTAAATGATTTAGGTATTCCTTTAAATACCGATTCAACATTAAAAGGTCAAACTGTATTTTTAGCTGAAAGGTGCGCTGAGTTAATGCACGAAAACATTATAACAGATAGAACTATATTTGATGTGATAGCATTTACAAAATCTGCAAAATCTATAGATTTAATAGAAAGTGAAAAATTTGAAGATTATGCTAAAGAATTTATTAGAGAATACGATTATATTTTTTATATTTCTCCTGATGGCATTCCTATTGAAGATAACGGAATAAGAGAAACTGATGAGCACTATAGAGATTTAATTGATTTTAGTATTAGCCACTTAATTGAAAGATATGGTTTTATGACTAAAAATATATCACAAATTAAAGGCACTACAGAGCAACGTATAGAGCAAATATTAAATGTTATAAATTCTTGATATATTTATAACAAAACCTAATATAAAATGAAAAAATCAGAATTAAAATCTTTTATTAAAGAAGAAATAAAATCTATTCTTAATGAAGAGTCTACTGAGCAAGAAATTGAACAGACTAAAGAGTTAACCGCCGCGATAGAAAAATTAAAACAAGCTAAAGAAGATGCTGGTTTATCTGAAGAGGAAGAAGAACCATCTTCAACCGAACTTAAATCTACTATGGGCTTAGCTAAAGCTAAAGATGAATTAGCCTTATTAGCTCGTGAAATGAAATCTTTAGCCCGTAAATATAAAGAAGCTGAAGGTGAAGAAAAGGCTAAAATTGTAGCTGATTTAAAACAAAAAACTAAGTTAAAAAAAGAGCTAGAAGCAATTGTAGATAAAGCATAAGTATTATGTTTAAATGGATAAAGAAAAATTTTCACTTATTTATTATATTAGGTGCTTGCTTTATAGCCTTTAATTTCTTTCAAGAAAAAGAAGATTATGTTGAAGACTATAATCTTAAAATCCAAGCTTTAGAAGCAAAAGTAGATTCTTTACACGCTGAGAATTCTGAATTGGTTAAAGAATCTAAAGTATTAGAAGACCAACTACTCAGCTATGATAAAAGAATTAAAAATCTTAATCTAAAAATCAATGTTATTAAAAAAGAAACTCAACAAAAGCTTGATTCTGTTGACTTCTTTGGTGATGATGAGCTTGAACGTTTTTTCGCAGAACGTTACACCCACATCCTCCAAAGACACGACACAGATTCAATTAACTAAACCTGTTGCTAGATTAGTTATAAAAGACCTTATTAAGGGAGATGGTATGTCTCAAGAAATTGAGTTTATGCAAAAAATATTAACTGAAACTAATAATAAACTTTTAGTTCAAAGTGATTTAGTTGTTAATTTAAGAAAACAAATTTTAAACTTTGAAAGAATTATAAAAGAAAAAGATAGTCAGGTAGATTTATCCCAAGAATTATCCCAAAAATTACAAGCTGATTTAAAAAAACAAAAAATAAAAAATAAACTAACTATGGGTGGAGGAAT